ATACTCCCGCACCCCTTCAACCGGACCAAAAGAAATCATCCCCCCGTTATAATAACCCCCAATGTTAAGGGGGAGAGAGAGGATTGAAGAGAATTATAGAAAGGAGGATTATATTATAATTATATTAATAAGTTAAGATGAGGAGGGGGAGGGTATGGGGACATGTGGAGATAAATATATATATCTACCCCCCCACAAATTTTATAATATGAGATATATGTAATACATTTTATAATTATCTTGACTTATTAGACAAAATATGTTATACTAACAATACTAGGTGCTATGAAATTGACTGTTGAACAAAAGATAGGTCTATTTAATATGTTAACTACCAAGTCTCTGTATGAGGTTGGTTTAGAGTATGGGTTTGATAAGCATTATAAGGATGCTAAAGCTGTTAAGGGCGCGGTATATCGTGTATATGCAGATTTAAAGAATAATCCAGAGAAGAATGGTATTAGTAGGGAGGTGTGCGATTTGGTTGTTTCGGCGGTTTCTCAACGGTCTGCTGCCCCAACTCCCACATTGAAAGAAAAGGAAGAGGTAGATATTAAGGATTTAATCTTATCTAATAGGGATAAGTTAGCTAGATTATTAAGTAGGAAGTTAGATGATATAGGTTCTAGTAAGAAGAAGTTATCTGCTGTTTCTCTCCCACAACTTTCTTTGGCTTTGTGTCAGGTGTTTGATAAGGGACAGATTGTACAGGGACAGGCAACGGAACACATAGCTCACCTTTCTAAGATAGAGGAAGGGTTAACTGCCCAACAGTTATTAGATGCAGTTCTCTCTCAAAGGGAACATATTATTATTAAGAAGAATGAATAGAGAGATGGAAAAACATTTAAAATCAATATGACCACAGAGTTAAATAAAGAAGAGACTAGATTAGAGAACTTAAAGAGACAAGAAATTCTCCGCAGAAAGAAGGTCTTTTCTGAATATCTCTCTAGCCCTAATTATAAGGAGGTTCTTGAAAGTCGCGCAAGGATATTTGATGCCTGTTTGGATGGTAGGAAGGAGTTCCTTCTTTCAAGAGCAAGAGTATATCAATTATGTACTCAACCAAATGATTTAGCTGCTGGGTGTATCTTTTTTATAGAAAACTTTGGTTGGACATATTCTCCTAAAACCAATCCTAAACATTTACCATTTATATTATTTGATTTTCAAAAGGAAATGATAAGATGGTTAATCCAAAGAATAGAAAAGGGAGAAGATGGATTCTTAGAGAAATCTCGTGAGATGGGAGCTTCATGGTTAATCTTTGTTTATGTTTCCCTGTGGTACTGGTTGTTTAAGGAAGGAACTAATATTCTATTGGGTTCTTATAAAGAGATGTTGGTAGATGATAAAACCATTGACTCTCTCTTTGGTAAACTTGATTATGCTGTAGAGGCACTACCTAAATGGTTATTACCGAAAAGATTTAATTTAAACAAACATAGAACAAAATTGAGGTTATTAAATTCAGAGAATAATAATCTAATCTCAGGAGACACAATGAACCCAAACTTTGGTAGGGGTTCAAGAAAGACGGCAATTATGTTCGATGAATTAGGATTCTGGGATTATGCTAAAGATGCATGGGAAGGTGCAGCCGACTCTACTAATTGTCGGATTGCCAACTCTACTCCTTGTGGTTATAACTTTTATGCAATGCTAAGAGAGTCTGGTATTAACATTTTTACTATGCACTGGAAAGATCATCCTTTGAAAGATGAAGAATGGTATTCATTTGAGAAAGCTCGTAGAACGGAAGAATCTCTAGCACAAGAGGTGGATATATCCTATCTTAAATCTCTTGAGGGTAGGGTGTATCCAGACTGGGCTGATGAGTTTGTAGAAAGAGGGACATTTGAATATGATTATGATTTACCATTATATGTTGGTTGGGATTTCGGTTATGATGATGATACCGCTATTATCTGGGCACAACCACACCATGGTAAGTTGCGTATAGTAGATACATATCGAAATAATTATAAATTGATTGATTTCTATATTCCATTTATTACAGGGATTGTTCCTTCAGAAACAATGAAGTATTCTAGTCTTGATATCAATAAGATAGCTTTACATAAAAACTGGCGGAAAGGAACACATTTTGGCGATCCAGCAGGGAGGTTTGGTAATCAGGTCGTTAATACTACAGTTATAAATGAACTACGAAATAATGGGATAGAAGTAAATTTTAAGGATGCATGGAAAGAATTTAATAGACGTAAGACTGCTACACGACAGTTGATTAGAAATGGTATCGAACTTAATATGAATACAGATACTAAATATTTTAATCTCTGTATGATAAATGCGTCCTATCCAAAGGTTAAACAACACGGGATAGATGAAGTTAGGTCTATTAAACCACTACATAATTGGACTTCGCACTATAGGTCGGCAATAGAATATTTAGCATTGGGTTTATCAGAATTAAAAACAGTAAGAAGAAAACCTGTGGATAAATTGAAACCACGTGGATGTTTAGGACGGGTGGTGGTTAGATATTAAAATGAATAATCATTTTAGAGATGCATATACAAATGAAGGAAGTCTTTGGTTTAGAAGACTTTTGAGAGATTGTAAAAAGATTAGTTCTCATATTCGAGTAAAACGGATTAAGAATGGATTTTTTAGAATTTATTATAAGCAAGCTTATATACATGAGATTTATAAGGAAGCACCTTTAATTGGGTATACTATGGATTCTCTTGACCCAAGATTTGAATCAAAAAAGTTTTGGGAAAGAAAAGAAGATCGGGCGGATTTGACACGGAATGTAAAAAACTTTGTGGAAGGTTATTGGGATTCCTTGGATAGAATACGAACTCGTGTATTTATGTTTAAGAACAACTATGAGTTTTATAAGACTGCTGTTAATGGATATAAGACGATGGTTATTAAATAGTGCTTGACAAAGATTGTTAAGTGTGTTATCATATTAGAATGTCAAAAAAGAAATCTATTTTAAAAGAATTTACACCAGAACAACCAGAGTATGATTATATTCCTACCGCTAAAGAGGTGGAGGTAATGGATACTATGTTCCCGCGTTTTATTAGTGCTGAACATGTAAGAAATGCTCATTATGCATACTTGGATAGTAGAAATATTGTTGAATATATAAATGATTCTGTTAGGAGATTTACTACTAATACTGATGAGAGAGACTATATAGAAGACTGGCAGGCAAGAGTTCATGTACAAACAACAAGAAACAAAACACTTGCTATCTTAGGTAAGTTAGTTTCTGTTCTGCCGATAGCTCAATTCAAAGGAAGGGGTGATGAAGATATGCGCAAGGGTGTTCTTCTTACTAATTTATATGAATATGCAGAAGAGGAAGATGATTATGATGAGTTAATGACATTCGCTCTTTTGGAAGCTATAGTCAAAGGAACAGTAATTGGATATGAAGGAGTTGAAATTAAAACACGAAAAATTAGAAACGTTAAAGGTGGCGTAGATAATATTACGGTTAGTGAAGTAAACGAAAAGAAAACAACTCTTCCTGGTTCAATAGTTCCTTTGGAAGATTTTTATCCTTCATCTATTGGGATAAGAAGTATTAAGAAAATGCCGTTTTGTTTCTGGCGGTCAGAAATTCCTTTTGAGGAATTTATACAAGATTGGTCTATGTATAAAAGGCACACTTTAGTACGTCCATTTGCTAGAGAATTTAATGCTGAAGATGTCCAACCTTTTTATAAAGATTATATTAGTGGTTTAACAAAAGATGGTAATGTTGAAATATTAAGATATTATGATAGAGAGAATGATCAATTTGTAATTTCTGCAAATGGTATTTGGTTAAATCCACTAAAGAACAAAGAAGAAGAATTTGTTGTCAGCCCATTACCTTTTAATCATAAAGAACTTCCTTTCTGGGATGTTAAGTTTGATTTTTTTGGTTCAGACTTTTTCTATGGGAAATCACTTCCTGATAGATTAAAATCTATGCAAGATGTTTTGAATGTCTTGACAAATATGTCATTAGACCAATCTTTCTTAACAATCTTCCCGCCAATCCTAATGGCAGGGTTTGATGATATTGAAGATGATTATCTTCGTCCTGGTCGCCGTATCCCAGTTGATACGGGTGGATTACCATTAAATCAATCCTTTATGAAGTTAGATCCAGGTACTCCATCTGGTTGGCATCAATTTATTTTACAATATACTCGCGACTTAATGGAAGAAGCATCTGTTGATAAGGTTCAACAAGGGGTTGCTGGAGTGGGAGAACGAACAACAGCAAGAGAAATCTCTGTAGCCGCCGAAGGAGTTAGTTCTATCTTGGGTCTCTTCGGAAGAATGGTTAACTCTGGTATTAAGAGAAAAGCTTATTTGAAAGGAGCTAATATCTTACAATTCTGGACAGATCCTAAAAGTCCGATGTTGCAACAACTTGGTGGCGAAGAAGGTAAAAAAGATTTTAAGAAAATCTTTAATACTTATGAAATAGATAATACTACTTTAACAGATGGTAAACGTGGATTAAAGATTATTGAATTTTATAAGAATAAAAAATTTGTTCCAAATAAAAAGATATTGGAAATACGTGCAGTATTATTAAAAGCAGAGAAGAATACAGAAGTTGAGGTGTTTGCGGTTGCTCCTGAATATATTAGAGATTTCAAATACGATATTAAATTAGTAACTAATGTTAAGAGTGAGGGTTCGAAAGAAGTAGAGAAAGCTTTGCAATTAGAAAAAGTTAGAGTATATCTAAGTTTCTTCCCAGAGTTGGTTGATAAGGTTGAACTTGCTGCACAGACAGCAGAAAAGATGGGAGATGATCCAACGAAGGTACTTAAACCTGATGTTATAAATCCACAACCGCTTGAAAAAAATAATGAATTAGATAGGGGGGTAAGTCAAAATCCTACAGAAAATGTCGCTAACAATATGGCGAGAAGTGTAAAAGGTGGAGAGGGCGCGGCACAATTAGCTCAAATACAAGCATCAATGCAAGGATAATGTTATTGGAAAAGATACCAACTGAAAAGTTAGAACAGGCACTATTGGAACGAATAGGTGATTTTGATGATTATATTATTGAACCAAAGGCAGAAAAATTGTTAATAAAGGAATTACAAAAGGTTGAAGGATTAAGTCAATATTTGCAAGCCCTTCTTGTTAAAGAGATTATTAAAGGATTTGTGGCTGGGAGTGATATGCAAAGATGGCATGCAAGAGGGGCACATAATATTATCTTTAGATTACAACAACGACTTAAAATTCCGACAAAAAAACCAAGTAAAGCAAAGATGGAAAATAAGAGATATGCTTGACAAATATAGTAAAGTGTGTTATACTTGATTAAATATGATATTTGAGTTGTGTATGTAAGGAGTGGTCGGTCGATACGCTCCTTACATAGACCACTTAATGTGGTTACATAAAGTTTGCAAACTTAAGAGGACTCAACCTCTTTAAAACTGCGTGGACTCAACCACGATATAAAAAGGGAAGTTTTTATTAAAAAGGGAAGTAATCATAAACTATTATGCCTGAACCAAATATAGGTTTAGAAGGTGATGAGAACACCGTTGTTCTTTCAAAAGAAGAACATAAAAAATTGGTTGAAGAAAAAGCCAGTTTAGCTCAAGACAAAAGTAATCTCGTCAATGAAATAAAAGAGATTCGTGAAAAGAAATCATTGTCTGAAAAACAAGTTGAGGAACTATCATCTAAAATCGAGGAATTGAAAAATCTAGGGGGAGACAAATCTCACTTAAATATTCAAGAACTCGCCGAAAAGACTGTCAAAGAATTTTACGAAAAGCAACAAGCCCAAACTCGTGAGAGTGCAAAGCAAAGTGCTATGACTAAGTTCTTACAGGATAATCCTGAATTTGCCCCAGAGAATGACGAAACAGGTTTAAAGAAATCTGCCTTTGAAAAGAAATTAGAAAGATTTAATATCTCTATTCTTTCAAAAGAAGAAGACTTTTTATCTGCTTATAACGATGCTCTTAGTTTGATGGATATTAAAAAGAAGATTGATGAAGGAGGAAGTCCGTTGGATTTGCCACCATCATCTAATCCCAAACCTTTAGAAGCAAATATAGATTCTCTTTCTGCCAAAGAATTGAAAGTTATAAATCAATTCATGGGTGGAGATAAAGAAGCATTTTTGAAGAAGAAGATAAAATATCCTGAGTTCATTGAAAGTTTACTTGAACATGTCAAATAATTATCAATTTATTCAAAGAATAAAATGTCTTTTACATTACACGGAAGTTTAGACACACACGGTGCACCCGTTCTAAAGCGTGAAATCATAACAAATTCTCAAGTAACGACTGAAATGGATTCAGAGAAAATGGCTAGTGGTTTTGCTGCTTCAGGAACAACAGGTGTTACGGTCTTTGGTCATGTTGTATCTATTGCAACGGCTAAAGGAGTGGGTGTTGAGTCTACAGGTGCGACTGGGGCAGCGATGGGTTCTTTCGTAGGAACTTTCACAGCGTCTTCGTCTAATCAAACTGTAGCAAAAGTCTGTGCTGTATGTGATATTTCACAAATGACTTTGTATTCTGCTGAAGTTGACGTTACAATCGGAACAACGCCAGGTTCAAATCTGTCTGGTTATCGAATGGATTTGGTTGATGAGGATACTCTTGATGAGGATACCGCAGCAACAACTACAGCACAATATGGAACTTGGGGTCTTGACCCTAATAATTCCGCAAGGGCTATTGTAAATATCTTTGAATCATCTGTCTTTAATACATAATAAATCATGAGTGTAGAAAATAGAGCAAAATGGGGAGGTTTGATTCCTGATACAGGATTGAAATTTCTTGAGGTCTATGACCAAGGAGATAACCTCTACACTCCCGGTATTTTCAATGTGTTAAATAAAGCCACAGGTGATGTTGCACAGAAGAATTTTACTGGGAAAACAGGATTTGGTGAGGTTAAAGAATTTGCTGAAGGAGATAATATCCCTGAAGCATCTCGCTACAAAACTTATACTACACAACCAGCGTATAAAAACTATGGTTTGGCAGTATCGGTTACGGCTAACCAAATTGCTGATCGAGATTTTGAGGCAGAATTGAATGAAATGAAGGATCTTTCCAGAAGCATTAACTACGGAATTGATTTAACTGGTATGCAGTTGTTAAATGGTGGATTTGCTACCACAACATCTGTAAACGGTTTTACCATGACGTGGTATGGTGATGGAGTTCCTCAGTTCTCTACAGTTCACCCAACAGTAGTTCCAGGTGGTAGTACACAATCTAACGCCTCATCTACTGGTATTCCTCTTAATCATGATAATTATGAAACAGGAAGATTAGCACTTAATTTACAGGAAACTGATAATGGATTAGCATTAGCATTTGCTGGAAAAGTTCAGTTAATTACTCCTTTGATTTTGGAAAAGAAAGCAAAGGAAACGATTAACTCTGAATTAACTCCAGAAAGCGCTAATAACGCCATTAACGTTTTCGTCGGTTCAACAGATATTATTACCTCTAAATTCTTAGATTCTGGTCTAGGAGGTTCTAATACTGCGTGGTACTTGCTAAATGCGGGCGATCACAAACTTTATCATGACACACGTCAAGAAAAAGCTTTGAATCAAGATGTAGATATTAAGTCTAAAACTGTTACCTATACAATAGACGCACGATGGATGAACTACTCGAAAGGGTGGAATGCATCATGGGCAACTAAAGGTGACAATGCTGCTTACGGTTCATAATTGGATTACAGTTCGCATACTCTGTGTCAAAGTATGCCTCGCTCAATTTAATCTTTCTTCTCCAAGGTTAAAGTTAAAGAGTAATGAGAAGATCTATAGAAAAGAAAAAATCCACAAAACAGGAAAGGATTTTCCATGAGGTGCTTAAAGAGATGAGAATTCCTTTTAAGCACCGATGGATAATCCAAGGTCGAGAAATTGATTTTGTGGTCGGAAGTTATGCAATCGAAATAGATGGGCATGAACAAGATACTGGTAAGAATGAAATATTAGCAAATCTTGGATATATCCCTATTCATTTACACAACACCGAAATTACTCGACAAAATATTATTAACTTATTAAATAAAATATTATGATTACAAATTTTCCAAACGGCGTCTCAAGTTATGGTGTTCCTATGACAGGAAATATTCCATTTCTAATGGGAGCAGCTGGTGTTGGTAAAATCTTTTTCGTTGATCCAACAAATGGTTCTGATGGAAACGACGGGCTTTCACCTGAGAAAGCATTAAGCACAGTAGCAAGGGCTTATGCTTTGGTTACGACAAATAATAATGATGTTATTGTTTTAGCTGGTAATGCTTCTCACTCTCTTACTTCTATGCTAACGGTAGCAAAGAATAGAGTTCATTTTATTGGAACAGATGGTGGTGGTAGACAAACAGGACACGGCGCAAGACTGGTAATGGGTGTAACAACGGTAGCAACAGATATTGCGGCTGTCAAAGTGACTGGTGTCCGATGTTCGTTTACGAATATCAAGATTGAAAGTTCAAATACAAAAGATGAAAGTCTTTATGCTTTGATTGATGCTGGTGAGTATACCAAATATCAAAACTGTTCATTCTTGAAATTAACCGACTTAGATCAAGCGACAGCAGCAGATGTGGTTGCTGAAGGTGATTCAACAACTTGGATTAACTGTGAATTTGGTGCGGCAACAGTGATGACTTCCGCGGCAAGACCTACAGTTTTGGTTGATAAAATTGTTGGAACAACAGGAATGTTGGATAACAACTTTTTTAATTGTAACTTTGTTTCTTGGACTTCGGCAGATAAAGCTTTGTTTAAAGTAGCCGCTGCTGGGGATGGACAACGATATGCAATGTTTAGAGGATGTTCTTTCATCAACTGGGAAATACAAGCATCTGGTATAGTTCTTACTGATGCGATTAGTTCGCCGGCAAGTTCTGAACTTTACTTAATTCTTGACGCTAACTGTGTTGCGGTAGGATGCACGAATTTTGCTTCTACAAATAATACTGGTGTGTATATAAATGCTGCAGTTCCAACTGCTGCGACATCTGGTATTGCTGTAAACGCTGCTTAACCAATGAGTTCGCGGGAACTCTAAAATCCCGCCCCCATTGGGGATTACTATTAAATTAAAAAATTATGATTGTAAATAATCCAACAGATAAGGATATCACAGTACAACTAAAAGGTGTAACTTATACTGTTAAAGCGAATGAC